TCTACTTCATCACTCATTACTCAAACTCCCGGTATTTCTTATTGCGTCTTTTATATTTTTAAAATTGTTTTGCTCTAAATATTCCTTTAAACCGTTTTCTACTTTTGGTTTAGGTAAAGCGTTTTGGCTATCTAATATTTCTTGGTTATATAAATCTTTTGTTAATTTATATAATCTCGGCAACTCTAAATATTGATCTCCGCTCTCGTATAAGAGGCTAAGGGCTTTAGCTAAGCTGCGATTACTAAAACCCTTATAATCCTCATATAGGCTATCTAGCATTTCGTTAGATGTATTTAAAGTAGGCCAACGGAGGCTAGCCCACCCAAAACATTTAGCGAAATCTAGGCGATCCATTAAAACGGTGCTATATCTTTCGTATCGTCGTTCATAGGGTTATCTATGATTTCGCCTACTATAGCCTCTTCTTCTACCGGGTTAGCGTTATTTTTAAACTCTTGCTCGGCGTTAAAAAATTCGTTATCCTCCCAACTAGCCCACGGCATAAGTTGATTATATTTCTTAGAAAAAGTACCACCGGTACAATCGCTATTCTTACATTTCCAAACCGGTTGGTTATTTTTTGCGGTTTGTCGATTATCCCATACTTCACTATTACAACTAGGGCAAGTTGCTACAAACCCTCCGCTAGTTGTCCCTGTTGAGGAGCTTGATACTTTACTTAGATCTAATCCCTCTAGTAACCAATTATTAAAATAAGTTGCGTTAGCTACTACTTCGTCTTTAGTGCCTCCAACACTTGCAGCAGCTTTTAAACTAACTTGTTTAAGGATCAATTTTTCTTTATTATCCATTTTTACCTCTTTCTTTTTTTCCATTTAGTTTGTTTTACTTCTACCCTTTTATAATTACTATTTAGCTTTACCAAAAAGTAATACATAAGTTTATTAATAATACTTTTAAGGTACGATAAAAAGTTATAACAACTAATCCATATAATTTTTTTAATTGCCGTAAAAATCTTTATCATCTCCTTTTATAAAATCCGGTATATCTAGCTCTTCTTTTTCTTCTTCATCGCTTAAATAAATTAATCCAAATATACATAAACCTAAGCTAATCAATAAAGACCATTTACCTAACATAGACATAGTTGATAATGGATCCATATTTATACCCCCTTTCTTTCAAGTATTTTAACACCACTATATTTAATAATCTCGTTATAAGAAGAATATTTATTAATATCCCCGGATATAACTAATTGATCTACAACATTAATTAAAGTTTTAAAATGTTTTACTTTCATAATGAGGCTCCCCACTTATCTAATATTTTTACTTTGTTGTAATTAGAATTTAAAACAGCGAAACGATATAAAGATATTTCTATAATATTATTATTATCTTTTATCCATACAACACTATTATTAAAATCTTGTAATAGTCCGTACTGCTCCTTTCGGTAACTATTAAAAATTACCGGATCGCCTTTCTTAATTACTTGACTAGAAAAATAACTAAACTCGTTGTTATCTTCGTCGTAACTTTGCGTAAAGATTTCTATAAAATCTAAATTAGGATCCGTTACTAAATAATCTGTAAAGGTTTGATCTCCATACTCTTTAAAATAATTAAGTATGATCCTATACGTTATTGTTGGTGTAGTGCCAATAGCAACTCCACCTCCGTAACTATTGTAAGTATATTTTCTTATAATAGTTTTTTCTTTATCTAATTCTATAGAGTAACTAATAAATACCCCCTTTCACTTAAAACCATTATAGAGTATAAATTTAAAAAAGCGTGTATTTATTTTAAAAAAAGAAAATAGCCGGGCGTTTTGCGGATCCCGGCTATTTCTAGGGTCGTGATTATACTTGGGGGTATTTTCACGTCTGTATTGCGTTGCAATTCTTTAAACTACTTTTAATTAATATAGTCTATTTATATTTTTAACTCTATTTTAATTATAAGTTTGTTTTGGCTTGTATTGTTCTAGTGCGTGTTGGATAACTGTAATAAAACCGCTTAAAAATGAAACGCCTAAAAGTTGTATTAAGTCGGCGTCAATAATTCCACTAGAATTAGCCAAGTATAAAGATATAGCACTTTGTAGGCCTGTTCTAAACGCTTTTGAAAGCATAAAAGACCAATACTTTTTCCAATCTTTTTTATTCGATCCTGTATTTGCCATTAATCTTATTCCTTTCCTCTGTCATTTTAGCATTTCTAAACTCCATTAATTTAGAGTAGGTATTAGATCCTACGATACCGTCTTCAATTAGCCCGGCTTTCTTTTGGAAAACCAATACGGAGGCTTGGGTTAGGCTACCGAAATCTCCGTCGGTAATTAAAGTTTGATTTAAAACGCTATTTAAAAGCTCTTGAATATATTTAACTCCGTCCCCTTTATCGCCTTTCCTTAATGGTTTTACCGATAAACCTAACTTAATATATTCTTTTTGATCGAAATTTTTACGTACAATCCCTTTATTTAATTCTTCCGGGGTTACAAATATCTCGAAGTGCATAGGATCTTTATAACTTCTATAATCTCCTCCCCACCTAAAGACTTGTAAACCGTCTTGTGTTTTAATATCTAGTATCTTCTTGATCGTATTATCTTTAAAGTTTGTTTTAGTAGATCCGTCCCTCGTTACCGGGTTAAGATCCCAATTTATATCTACTGCTAAACCGTAAGCGTGGCAACTATACCTATTACTATTAGCTATCTTTCTAAAGTTATAGCCTCCAGTTGTTTTCCTATGCGTTATGTACTCATCTTCTACTAAGCACATATTTAATAATGTAAAGGCCGGCAATACTGCTTTATTAATTCTTGCTCTACCTCTACCGTTAAAATTTATAATTATTAGATCCTCGGTATTACCTAAGGCGTTAGCCCAATTCTCTAAATACCAATTACTACTTCCTCTTCTTGTACTCATAATATCTCTATATCACTCCATTTTCGTAAATTTTTTCTACTTTGTAAAACTAGGGTTGTTATACCCGGTACGCTTTTTTCTCCTCCGCTTTCTTCAAACCATTGTGAGCCGTCGTCTAGCGTCGTTGTACCTAATAAAAGCCTCTCACTTTCCTTACTCCAAAAGTGGTGGTAATGACCTACTAACAATATGTTAGTAGCATAAAATCCACCTTTTGACGGCTTACTAGCCATTTTATTAAACCAATTCTCTACTCTAGCGGCCGGTGTCGCTCCTCGTTTAGCTTGGTGGCCGTGTGCTACGGTTAGCACTACATCGGGTAAGACTTCTACACTATACGCCAAACTATTATCCGGGATCGTAAATTTAACGTGTTGTTTTGTTGGATCTGCTTTTAAGACTTGTGCTACTTCGTCGAATAATTCTAAATCCTTATTATCCCCGAAATTTGTATAGGCTTTTGTGCCTAATCTTTTTTCTCCGTGGTTACCCGCACAACATAGGCCGAGTACCTCGTTAAAGTCGTTACTAAATTTATTAAAAGCGTCTAAGAGCATACGTCTAGCTAGTGTTTTCTGTTGGCGCTCATCTAAGACGGTTGTAAATTGTTGCATAGGATAAAACCCGCTGCACCCCTCGACGAGATCCCCTAATCCTACGATTATTAATTTATCTAGATCTTCATATTTCTTTTTAAGAAATTTTATTTGTTTAGCTATAGCGTCGAGGCTATCGTAGTAGCGTTCTAACATATTTTCGCTACCCTCTTTACCTACTTGCCAATCGCTCATACATATTACAAAAGCCTTTTTATTTTTAGTTTTAGTTTTGGTTTTAGGCTTTTTCTTCTTAGCGTTGCTAATTAAACGTTTAAGCTCTTTATCGTCATACTTATTATTTTTTCGTGCGTAGATATTAGCTTTAAAATAGTAAAAGTTTTGTATACCGTCTTTGCCCCAACCCTGCCACGTACGAAAGTTAACCGGCTCATCTTCTCTTACATAAAAGTCTTTACTAGATCCGTCCCCTAGCCAATAATTTATCCACTCGTCCCAATTCGGGTTACCTTTTGGTATTGCTTTAGTTGTAATAGTGCCTTTAGATCCGTTCATTTCAATACCGGGGATCCAATCGCCACTAGATTTTTGCTTTTTACCGTTAGTAGTCGGTACGTCTTTCCTACTTTCTACAAACTCGTCTAAATTCATAACTCGCAACCATTTTCCTTAGCGATACGTGCAATAATCTTGCGTAATCCGTCCTCGCTAACCATATTGTAACCTAATACCTCTTGGCAATATTCGGCTATCGTTAAGTAGTTGTATCTATAAGCTAAAGGATCTTTAGCTTTTTCTATTGCTTGTTTGAGTAAGTTTATGATAGTTTCGGTTTCGTTCGGGTATCTAACCTCGAATTTTCTAGGGTGTGCTTTTATTTTACCCTTTACGAAAGTATCTAGATCTATATGTGTCATAAAATAGCCCCGTTTCTGTATAACTTATAAGCTATTATAAACGTCATTTACGACATTTTAAAGGTTTTAAGGTAAATCGTCTTCGTCTAGATCTAACCACTTATAAGCTCTATCGTAATAATTTCGGTTAGACCAATCTTCTTGGCTTACTCTTTTAATAAAAGAAACAATATCTTTTAAAAAAAATCCTAATAAAAATCCTAAAATATAATCCATTAGTTATTATTCTCGCAATTCTCGCTCCCGTGCTTGCAGTTACATACTTGTACGAAAGATCCGTTGTTTTTTTTATATACTTTGCACATAATTAAATCTTATCTTTTTTAATTAACCACCACGCTAGGTAGTTAACTCCTACTACTGTAACTATTAATAATAAAACGTCCATAAAAATATTTTATCCGCTTATTTTAAATAAAAGCTCGCTAAATAAACTTTCTTGCATATCTAAATCTTTTTCTAATATGCGAAGTTGCGTCATCATAGAGCTATGAGCTATTTGTAACTCTTCTATTGTATTAAACAACCAACCAATAACCCCTATAAGAGCAGTTATTAAAATTGGTGTAAGCGTTTTAAAATCTATTTTCATTACATTAAAACGTTTACGAGTGTAGCTATAGAAATCCCGGCGATGATCCACCCGTATATTTCTGCTCTAGTTGGCCTCGTGTTAATATCTTTTTGTAATTCGTCTAATTTATTAAAAATCTTCTCAATATCTAGCATAATCTTAGCCGTCATTTCCTTTTGAGTGTAATTATTGTTGTCGCTCATAATCTAAATACGATTTTAGCAGTATGCGCCACTCCTTTTTTGATAGTGATATAGTGCGACCGTCGTAAATATCGTGGTGTAATTTACATAACATCGCTACATTATTTATATCATATTTACGTGTAGGGTTACCGCCCATACCTATACCGTGTATATGCGCCATTTCTAACCATTGATCGTAATTAATACACTCCGGCCACTCGCATTTATTACCGGCTCGCTCTAAAGCTATAGCCCGCATTTTTTGAAGTTCGGTCAATTAGGGTTTAGGGTTATTAGCTTTTACTTCTGCTATATGATTTTGCCAAGTAGTAGTACCATTAACGCCGTCCCAATACATCATATCTAATTGATCTTGGATAGATGCATAAGCAATAGCTCTATTTCTTTGGTATTGTTTATCATCATATTCTGCTTGAAGTCTAGCTTGTTCAGTAGCAATAACTTCATCAGTAGGTTGTGTTATATCTTCACTATGCCACTCTGTAATTACATCATCTGACATAACAAATTCAGCATTAGGAGTTAATGATTTTATTGCTTGTAATTTAGTTATTTCCATTATGTACCGTCTATCTCCATTAAAGTTATTGTTTCTGTACTGTTTGAAGCTGCTACATATACAGTTCCATTTCCAGATTGTGCGTATTGTGTTTTATATGTTGTTGATGAAGTTGTTGAAGGGCTGTCTAAATAAACTATAGGAAAACTCCAATAAATAACCATAGCACCTGCTCCTGCTGTTGCTCTCATATAAGGAAATAAACTTGCACCACCCCATATATCTGTAGTATCTCTTAATAGTTTTATTTTTCCATTTGCTCTATCTACCCCATCAGATAATCCTAAATTGTGTTGAATAATAACTAATACTTTATTTGATGAATTACTAGGAGTTATACTTGCAGTTAATCCTGTATCTGAATAACTTGTAGATGTTGTGCTTCCCGCTGTTGCATAAGTAGATTGTACAACTTGTAAAACTTTACCACCACCACCTGCTGCACTTAAAACACCTGCAGAAGAAGTTATTGTAGATCCGTCTGCCATTGCAGTAGCTAAATCTGCAATACTTTCTTTTTTAGAAGAGTTATCGGTAGCGTCTACTATTGCAATACTATCATTAGCTACATCTACGGTTGCTGCGGTTAATTCATCTAAATCTAAAGCTAAACTAACGGCGCCACTAGTACCACCTCCGGAAAGACCGTCGCCCGCAGTTACTTCCGTAATATCTCCCTGCTCTATAATATCGCTAATTAATGCTTTTTTAGTTGAGTTATCTGTTACATCTTCTATTACAACGTAATCGGTACTAACTGCGGTAGCACTAGATAAACTATTAGCGTCTAAATTTAGAGTAACGGCTCCACTTGTACCACCTCCACTTAAACCGGTACCGGCGGTTACTCCGGTAATGTCGCCCTCTCCTATAAAATTGTTCCACGCACTAGATCCGTAAAATTGAAGTGTTGTAGATCCGGTCAAAAATACAAATTGTCCGTCTTCCGGGCTTGTAATTGCGGCGTCCCGAGCGGTACCGTCTGCGAATACGCAGATACTTTGCTCCATTAAATAATTGTTTACATCGCTAGCCGTTAATACTTCTCCGGTAGCGAAAGTTTTAAATCCACTAGGCATAGTTTTAGTTTATCCTTTCATCTTGTTTTCTATAGCTATATGTCATTAATAACCTAACTTATCGGTATCTAATATACCAAATAAAGCGTTATCTAGTCTTAAAAAGGCTTGTTGATTAGCGCTACTTAATTTATACGATACTTTAAAGGTATCGGGTGTAATACTGTAACTTATAGCGTCTAATACTTCTAAGCTAATTATTTGACTTGGGCTACCACTACCCGGAGGTGTTAACTCAATATTTACAATATCTCCTACTTCACTTTCTAAGATCAAGTTTTGATTAGCGGTACTTAAATCTACTACGTTTACTTCTAAATTATCAAAACGTAATAAAGCGTCTTTATATTTACCTAATAAAAATAAAGCAGCGTCGTTAACTTCGCTATCGTTATCATTTAATAAACCGGTACGCGTTAAAGTACGAATTAAATATTTTAATTGAGATCCTAAATCTTCTTGTGTTTGTGTAGATCCACCCTCACGAGTTAAGTTAATAATATTATAAATCTCGTTATCGTCGTTTATATAATCTACTTTTACGTATGGTATATCGCTACCGTCATCGCTAAACGTTTTAGTTACTGTACTTGGGTAAGTAGTATGTCTATTTCTAAACGTTAATTTACCGCTTTTACTCATAAATAATAATCCGTTTTCGCTACGTTCTATAGTTTGTAATAAACTTAATGTATTATTTGTAACACCGCTAAGAGCTTGCATAGTGCTTACTCCGGTTTCAATATCTCTATTTCCGGTACTAAATTTTACTGTACTACTACTTAAAATATTATCGATCATAGTTCCGCTATCGGTACTACTAAAACTAG